TACAGTTCAAGTTCGACCCACTTCTTTTTAGAGCATCGTTTATGTTTTTCCGCAGAGGATAAAAATGTTCAGACTGGGTGACCCGTATCAATTGAGGGCAAGTCGCGTATGCGACGCGCCAGTTCATTAACGCACAAAGTAACAAAACCTAAAACACAGTAATGCTCCCCCCACAGTTCGCCCCGAAGGACAGGTCGCCGTAGCCAAACTCTTTTAGCCGACACCAAAATATCAAACATATGACGTTGTTTACGCTGCTCCCCCACATCAAAGCATAGGGGTCGAACCACGTTCCCGTGGATAAGCCCCACACCACGCAAACGGTGCACAACCCTTGGTTGCCCAATCCTATTCATCTAGGGTGGGACTTGCTCGTTTGCTGTCTCCCGACAGGTGTGCAATGACAATACCACATGTCTGCTATTCTTGCAACATGGCAACAAAAAAAGACCCGAAACAAAAAGAAAACCAAGCACGTAAACCTGTCGCCGCAAAAGCAATGGCTGATACTTCTGGTTCCAACCTTGCAGATTTCAAAAAAGTTGTACTCAACACCCCGCAACGTGCAGCAAACAACCTGCTCAACGTAGTCAAATCAACACCGTTAGGTATAGCCGCCCAAACCGCAGCAAAAGGTGCAGCAACCTACCAAAACAAAGGTTACAAAGCAGCAGTAACAGAACAAGCAAAAATTGCTGGACTACAAATAGCATCCGAAGCCATCAGTTACGGCACAGGGAAAGCCCTACAAAAAGGCGTTGGTGCCGTGGTTAGCACTGGTCTACCAGCCCGAATCAGCAACAAAGTCACAGGTCAAAAAGTTCTTGTTCATGGAACACCAGATTTTGAAAAATTGGTTGGCAACAAGTTGATGCCAAAAGCAGGAAGCCCTGGTTCCCCAACCGAAAAAGTTGTGTTCGGTTACAACCCACAATTTAAAGGAAGCGGCAGCGCCGACTACCTCGAAGGAAGCGTCAAGCAGTACACAGGTCCAAAAGGTGGGGCAATCATCGCGAAGTTTCCTAAAAAGAGTTTGAAAAACTTGGAGTATCAAGAAAGCAATGCTGGTTTAGTTAACCAAATGGCGGCAAAAGGGAACCCTCTTGACCCTAAAAATCCTCCTTGGGTTCTTTCTCAAAGCCCAGCAAAAATTGTTGCAAAGGTTCCTGTTGCTGGCGGCGATTTCAAAAACCAATTGGCAAAAGAACTTAAACTTGCGGGTGCACCTTTGCGTGATTCAACCAGAGAAAAGGCTATTGCAAAATTGTTGAGAGAACGAGCATCTAAGAAGTACAACAAAAACAACCCTTCAGTCGTATAAGGTTGTCCCTGTATGGGAACCAAACGTAAAGTCAACCCCGAAGACAAACAAAGATTCTTCGCAGCCATAGCAGCAGGCTCATCAATAACCGAAGCGTCACGCATCTCAGGTGTACACATCAACACAGGTTCACGCTGGTTAGCCCAATCCAAAGCAGCCAAAGCCAAACTAGACGCAGCAGTACTCGCAGTCACCAAAACCAAATCACGTGAAGGCGGCGCACAATACCGCCAATACGAACAAGACCTTGATGAGTCAAACAACCTGCTACCTGCCATCCCCCACAACCGTCTCTGCGACGAAGCCCTACGCGGCTTACACGACTTTGACTTCTTTAGAAAACATTATTTAGGTAGAGTCCCTTCACCATGGCAAGTAGAAGCAGCAGTGGCATTAGTCACAATGCTAGAAAACCCTGAAAAAGAATTTGTTGTACTTAACGTTCCACCAGGAGCAGGCAAATCAACCCTCTTCCACGACGTTGCAGTCTGGTCTATTGTCCGTAACCGTGCCATCCGTGTGATGATTGGTTCCATCTCCCAAGCAATGGCAAAACAATACTCCCGCCGAATCCGCGAAACCTTAGAACGCCAACAACCAATCCACCCAGACCCAGAAATTGTAAAGAAGGGACTGGCAGTTGATGCTCAAGGGTGTCTGTCTGTGGACTACGGTCGTTTCAAACCATCCGACAAAGGTGCACTATGGCGTGCAGAAGAATTCGTTGTAGAACAACTAGACGGCAACGGACTAGATAACAAAGAACCAACCGTACGTGCATACGGTATCGACTCAGAATACATCGGACACCGTGCAGACCTCTGCCTTTTCGACGACGTAGCCTCTGTAGATAATGCTCGCGAGGGCAACACTCGTGACAAACTGTTGGAACGCTGGGACCAAGTAGCCGAAGCCCGTGTAGACCCAGCAGGATTACTCGCTGTTGTAGGACAAAGACTAGGTTCAGGCGATTTGTATGCTCATTGCCTCAACAAAATCACGTATGACATCGACGATGATGATTATGACGGGTCAGACATGACCACACCAGAGTCTTTCGCTGCCACAGAACCAGTTAAATCCTCTAAATACAAGCACATTGTGTACAAATCTTATTACCCTGAACTAGATGACGGTCCTAAATCACGTCGATATGATGCCAAACCGTACCCTGAAGGACCATTACTGGACCCGCAACGTCTCGGTTGGAAAGATTTGTCATATATCAGGTACTCAAACCCGCGCACATTCAAAGTTGTATACCAACAAGAAGACGACGCAGACGACACCAACCTAATCTCACGTGTGTGGATAACAGGTGGGGTAGGACCCGACGGTGTTCTCTACCAGGGCTGCATAGATAATGACCGTTTACCAGGTCAAGTCCCCGAAGGACTCACCCCTCCAGTCATTTCACTAATTTCTGTTGACCCATCCCCATCACAATTCTGGGGCATCCAATGGTGGCTGTATCAACCTGCAACAAACCTCAGATATTTGATAGATGTCGAACGAATCAAACTGACTGCCGAAGAACTCTTAGGATATGACACGTCGACAGGGGAATACTCTGGACTGTTAGAGGATTGGACTAATCGTGCGTTCAGTTACGGCTACCCTGTATCACACATCGTGGTTGAGGTCAACGCCGCCCAACGATTCCTACTAGCCCACGACTTTGTTCGCAAATGGCAATCACGACAAATGGTAAACATTATCCCCCACACCACACACCGAAACAAATTTGACGAAAAACTTGGTATCGAAGCACTACTCCCACCCCTCTACCGTTCAGGAGCAGTACGTCTACCAACCATGCGCGGCAACTGGAAAACTCTTGCACTTGTAGACGAACTCACCAAATGGTCGCCCGACAAAAAAAATGGTACCGACCTTGTAATGGCAAACTGGTTTGCAGAACTACACTTCCCAACAGTCGGCGGCATAAAACTTCCACCACGACAATGGCGACCCTCATGGATGCTGAGTGGCAATTAAGTATAGTATTGTTGGCATAGCCATCTACTGTAGGAGAACTACAAACAGTGCAATCAGTTGAACAAATCGTAGCCCTCTACAACGCTCGCCGCGAAGCGCAAGGACCCATCCTGCGCCGTATGCGCGAAGTAAGAGACTTAGCAAATGGCGACATCGTAATACCGTTATCGGAACTTGACCGCAACGCACGAACCAACGTAGCAAACCTACTCGTACAAGGCTTAGACCAAACCTCTATGCGTATCGCATCAACCATGCCGATGCCATTCTTCCCACCAATCAAACAAAACAATCCAGACTCACAAGAACAAGCACGCCTTCGCAAAAAAATTATTTTGTCATACTGGGACAAAAACAAAATGGGACTTAAAATGCGTCGACGTGCAAGACACTTCCTCGCATACTCATCCAGCCCTGTGTATCTACGCCCAGATTTCAAAACGCTCACACCAACCTGGTCTATTCGCAACCCGCTCGACACCTACGCTGCACCACACGAAGACCCAGACAACCTAGTCCCAGATGACACAATTTTTACGTACACAAAAACCGCTCAATGGCTTATCGACAATTACGGTCCACAAGTTGTTGGCAAACTTCGCATGGGACGTGTGACACCAGACTCACGTTTCACCATTCTTGAATACTGTGACGATACAGAAATTGTTTTGTGTGTTATGGGTGCGCCAGTTGCAGAAGGAATGACACCACCAGAACGAGCAGGATTAGAAACACTTGAACTAGAACGCATGCCGAACCGTACAGGTATGCCACTGTCAGTTATCCCAAGTCGTATCTCATTGGATACCCCAAAGGGACAGTATGACGGTGTGCTTGGAATGTATTTCACGCGCGCACGTTTACAAGCACTCACGGAAATCGCTATCGAACGTGGCATCTTCCCAGACGAATACCTTGTAGCACGTGCTGGCGAGAACCCTGAAATCATCCAGATGGCTGACGGAAAAACAGGGCAGTTAGGTGTAGTTAAGGGTGGCGACATTCAACAGTTGCAAACAAACCCAGGTTACAAAACAGATACAGCATTAGACCGTCTTGAACGCCAAGAGCGTTTAGAAGGTGCTATCCCTGCAGAGTTCGGTGGCGAATCAGGCACCAACATACGAACTGGTCGTCGCGGCGAAAACGTGCTGTCATCCACAATTGACTTCCGTGTACAAGAAGCCCAAGCAGTATTTGAACAAGCACTCTACGAAGAAGACAAGATTGCTATTGCTATCGAACTAGCCTACTGGGGCAATCAAAAGAAATCGTTTTTCCTACAAGGACGCGCATCAGGTGGCATGACCAACTATGTGCCAAACAAAGTATTCGAAACAGACTTCCATTACGTCACATACCCATCATCAGGTTCCGATGTTAACGGTCTTATCGTAGGTTTAGGTCAAAGACTGGGTACAGGTTTGATGTCGAAAGAATCTGCACGTGAATCCGACCCGTTGATTACCGACCCTGAACTAGAAAAAGACCGCATCACATCCGAATCAGTAGAAGCAGCATTGCTGTCAAGTATCCAAGCACAGGCTGCTGACCCTAACGGACCATACCAACCAGATGACCTTGCATACCTAACGATGCTCACAGTGGAAAAGAACATGAGTTTGTATCAGGCTGTACAAAAAACTCAGCAACGCGCACAAGAACGTCAAGCAGCGATGGCACCACAAGGCGCACCAGAAACAATGCCAGGATTAGCAATGCCAGGTATGGGTGCAGAACAACCTGCAGCACCACAAGGTCCAGGCGGTGTGGAAGGATTGTTAGCACAACTTGGTGGACCACCAGCAGGCGCAATGGCACAACCAGGAACACCTGGAGCGGTACTCAGTTTAGGAGGGAGACTATAAATGGCAGCATACGGACAACGCACAGATTTGAACATGGCACCATCAGCGGTACCAGGACAAACATACGGTGAAGCAGGCGCACAAATGGCTGCACAACGCGCAGTACCAATGGGCGCACCACCAGCACCAGCACCACCAGCACAAGGTGCATCAACTTCATACACAGCACCAGGTCAACTTGGACCATTGGACCGACCAACAGAACGCCCTAACGAACCTGTAACTGCTGGCGCACCATTCGGACCAGGACGCATGTCACAAGGAAACGCATACATTGGACCACGCAACAGCGACCCAATCCTTGACGAACTACGTGCACTATACGCAACTTACCCAAGTGATGAACTTGCAGACATGTTGGATTCCTATTTGCGCGAAGGCTACTAATGGCTGGATTCTTTAACGTCTTCGATTCCGTAGACGAGGAAAATAATGACAAAGACGCGCAAGGGAACATTGACGCACAAAACAAAATCGCTAAAACAATCACACCACAACAAGCATTAGCAGCAAGTCAAATCTACAAAAAATCTCCGTGGATTCCAGCACGTGTCATTTTAGACATGGCAAAGAACCCGACTCTTTCGCCACAGGCACAAGAAGCAATATCAGGTGTTGCCAGCAAAAAGTATGTTCAAACAAACACACCTAACAAACCTGATGACCGTAACTGGTTTGAAAAAACTATTTACGACCCAGCCAAAGCAGCAACACGATGGGGTTTCGCAGCATTACAATTCACTCCAGACATAGTACAAAACGTTGCATCACAAGCATTTTCAGGCAATAACCCTGCAGGTGTTGACGGTTGGTTTGCTTCAACAGCATTAGGTGCGATGGCTTCAGGTCAAGACACAGGCAGCGGATTTTTTCTTGGTGGCAAAGCCGCCGAAACCCAAGCACAAAAAGCCCGAGACTTCCGTGGAACAATCAACAACCATGCTTGGACTGTTGGGCGCGGTGCAGCAGATGTTCTATTTACACCAGGAACCAAAGAGTACTCACTGCTTTCAGGGTTCTTTGATGCCGCTGTAAGCATTTTTGCTGACCCAACACTGTACGCAGGTCAAGCGTTCAAACTAGCCAAAACAGGTGAATACCTAGACGACACTGTTAAGGGTTTAGTTGGCACCCGCAAAATATCTCAAGGATTAGCAAAACAACTTGTTGACCGTGGTCTGGTACAAACAGACAAAATCCCTGCACTAACAGGAGAAGCCGCAATTGCCGCATCAAAAATTGCTAAAGGCGAAATAGGTTTAGATTCCGCTGAAGCAATCTCATTTAGAAACTCCGATTACTTTTCGTGGTTTGAACGAAACAACAAAGCAGTCAGAATGGCTGCCCGTATCGCAGGCTTTGGTGAAGAAGCAACCACACAAATTGCTGCACGAAAACTTACTGGAACAGCAGCAGCAGCGTTACGCGGCAAAGCAGCATTTCAAATCATGGAAGACTTCAAGGGAACCATCGACCCTGCAACCGCAGCACGACTGGCAGACGCAGACACCCCCCTAAAGGTTAAAGCAATCATTGGTGAGGCTGCTGCACGACTATCAGCAAACGTTGAAGATGTGATGTTGCCACGACAAATTGGTGACGTTGCAGGAGTTGGCGCAACCGCTGCTGCCCGTGAAGTTATCCGTGAACGAATCCCACTGTATCGAACCATTCGCAACAGCAGATGGTACACAGATATTCCTACAGAAAACGTATTGAACTTTGGTACTGGTTTGGAGCGGTCTAAGGCTGTGACAAACATGGCAAACTTTTTACGTGGACTTAAAATTCATACTGCACTACCAGAAACATTTGACAATTTTGTTGGTGAGGCAATGTCAAGCCTGTCTGTAGAAAACGCTGCAGAACGAAAAGTTGCCGCAGAAAACATTTATGCCAAGTTTATTGAAATTATTACCGAACAATCTGGTGGTGACGTAAACATTGCCAGAGAAGCAACACGCAGAATTAAAGAAGAACTTGCCAAAATTCGTGTGTTCGGTGCCGACGAAATGGGCAACCTAGATGACGGTGGTTTGCTACAACATTTGCGTCAACTTGGGTTATCCGATAAAGAGTTATCACGTTTCGGTCCAGATGAACTTGACCAACTGCGAATCCAAGGACCAACAGCACTTGTGGAACTAGCAGAGAACGTATATGTAATGCCAGACTACAGAAAACTTCGCGCATTAACAGGAAACAAAATAACCAAGTTTGCTTTGACTAACGCAAAAACTGGTGACCAACGCCTAATTCCAGCAATTGCCGAACAACTCCAAACAGAAATATGGAAACCAATGGTCTTAGCCACAGGCGGTTATGTGGTCAGAAACATGATTGACTCACAAATTCGCATTGGTGCTCGTGGCTACGAAAACTTTTTTACACACCCATTCCATTTTATTCAAACAGTTATGGGAAGCCGCTATGTTGGTCCACTCACAGGCAACCTTGAAGGAAAAGCGATTACATTTGAAGACTCATTAGATGATGTTGGCGGTGCGCTTACAAAAGTTTTGAATGATTTTCAAGATTCAACAAGCAAAACGTTATATCAAACACAAGCCATTGACCCTCTTGCCGCCAATGAGCGCATGTTACGAACCGAAAACTTTTCGCTTATTGACAGAGGGTTGGACGCAGAAGGTCACACAACTGGATACGTTGACAACTTAGGTCAAATTTACAACGACCCTATTTTGCGTAGAGTTGCAGAAATATGGAATCTTCCAAAAACTGAACGCACAGCAGCAATTGTTGATTGGTTGGAAACATCCACTGAAGGCAAGGAGGCTGCAAAGTCGATTGTTGCATACTTCAAAAACGGTGTTCGTATTGCAGACCCAGCAACTGGCAGAACACAGTTTATAAAAATTTCCAACATTGACGATACAAACCTAATTGCTTCTTGGGTTGACAATGCGGCAAGCGCAAAAATACAAACAATTATCCGTAATGACGAAGAATTACGTTTTGTAATAGCGCACAACCGTGTCCCAAGAATCCAAACAATCCTCGATGAGCGTGGCATCCCAACAACACGCCCAACCGCAACCCCAGGTGGCGGACTTACATCTGATGTTCAGTTTGAACCAAGAATGGACCCAATAAGACTAGATACCGTTGTCTACGCTGGAGATTCAACAACTACAGGTGTTGGCGGATTGGTAAAACTTGATGCAGGCGGTGAAGGAATTATTATTCGTGTAGATAACTATGTTGTTCCAGACCCATTCAACCCAGGAACCACAATAACTCAACCTCACGCAGTCATCCAGCCTGTTGCGCCAGGTGAAGCGTTTACGGTTAAAACCAATGACCCAGGTTTGTTCGGTAGTCAAAGTTTGCGAGAAATGGTAGACCTAAAAGGCAACCAAGGAAAACTTGCACAGAAAGTAAAAGTTGCTAACCGCATTGTGCAAGGCAAAACACAAAAACTTGACCGTCTAAGCAAATCATTGGATAGCGGTGTTGACTGGTTTTTTACAAAACTTGTTGGCAAAGCAACACAAAAACTGGAACGTTCACCACTTTACCGCCAAGCGTTTTACCGTGAAGTTGCAGACAAAGCAGTTCTTCTATCACCAAGCGAACAAACCCGTTTGCAACAAAACATTATAAAATATGTTAACGATTTGAACGCTGACCTAATTGATGAAGGCAAAAGTGGGTCAATGACTGTAGAAAAATATGTTGGCAACAAAAACATTTACAACAAAATCTTTGGCAAAGTATCCACAGGCGACGGAACTATCGAAGAACTAGAACAATTTGCTTCATCAATGGCTGTCTATGACCTTAAAAAAATCTTGTACAACGCCCAAGAAAAAACCAACCTTGAAGACATGCTGCGAGTGGTCATGCCATTTGCTACAGCGTTCCGTGAAACCCTTGGACAATACTCGTCATACCTGATTGAAGACCCATCAAGAGTACGTAAAACACAGTTGGCTTTGAACGCAGCAAACTACGATTCAGACAACCCTGACAACGCACTATCAGGTTGGTTTTCCAAAGATTCAACAGATGGCAAAAACGTGTTCAACTTCCCTGCTGGTGGATGGGCTGGTTCCTTACTGGCGTTCCCAATCAAGGGTGCTTTCCAAGTTTTAAACCTACCTGGTGGCGGTCCTGTAGTGCAAATTGCTGCATCGGAACTGTTGCCAGATACACCAAGATTGGACTTTGTACGCAATCTTGTTTTGCCGTACGGTGATGTTGGTTTGAAATCGTTGGCACCACAGTGGGCTGCCCGTGGAATCGAAGCCATTAAGGGTGACACAACAAACATGGCAACAATCTTTGGTAGCACCTACGCAGAAACAGTACGTTTCTTGATACAAACTGGCGAATACAATATGCAAGACCCGAACGAAGTAGCAAAAATGTATTCGGATGCGAAACGTAAAGCAAGAGTGATGGCAGGTTTACGTGCCCTATTTCAGTTCACTGGTCCTACCTCGCCACGTATTGACTTCCGTTTGGAAACAGATGGTGGTGACATCACCGCTTCCGCTTTGTCACAAGAGTTTTATAAACTCCAAGAAAACAACCGTGATACAGCAGTTGATGAGTTCATCAAAAAGTTTGGTGAAGATGCCTTCATCTACCTTGGACACAAAACCGAACCAGTTAAAGGCGGTCTAGAACCAACCAAACAATTCGATGGATGGCAACGAAGCAACAGTGACCTGTTCAACGAATACGGAAACACAGCAGGATACCTAGCCCCTGGTGGCGATGGGTTCAGTTTCCAAACTTGGAACCGTCAACTTAACAACAAAAACCGTCGACGACTCACAGCACCAGAGATGGTTGCAGCAGCCCAATACAAGATTGGTTCATCAATCTATCGTGAAAGACGAAACCAACTAGGAGACACCATTTCATCTGAGCAACGTGACTGGCTATCACAATGGCGTTCATCCCTTAACAAAGAATACCCAGGTTTCCCAGCCAAAGCCCAATTCAACCCTGGCGAACTAGATGCCTTCACGAAAGAACTGCGAAGCCTGGTATCTGATAACCGTGTTTCTGACAATGCAACAGCACAATCAGTTGCACAGTACTTGGATGCCCGCGATGAAGCACTACAAAAAGCCGCTGAAGCAGGGTTAAGTTCATTGGATTCTGTTCGTGCACAACCTTTGAAGGACTGGTTGAGTAGTATTGCAGCAACGCTTGTTCAGCAAAACCCTGAGTTCGCCCGCATCTTTGAAGATAAACTCGCAGGAGAGGTAGATTAGTAATGGCTATAGACCCAGTAACAGGCGAAGAAACATCAACCACACCTTCGTTGGTGGCACCGTCTGCGCTTGGCGCATCGTCTGGTGGTCTTGCACCCGATGTAAAACTTGGTGTACGTCAGGCTATCGGCGCAGAAATGGAAGGGTTTACACCACTGCCAGGTGACATTGTTTCCACCACCCCAATCTCAGCCAAAGAAGCAACGTCTGCACGTATCCGAGAAACTGTTGCCCCAGCATCATTTGGATATGTTGGGCAAAACCTCGTAGACGAACGCGGTGTCATTGTCCGTGGACAGTACGACCCAGCCAAAGAAGCATATAGCGAACTAGCAAGACTTGGCACAAATGACCGCATCGCATTACAACAAACATTTGCATCGCGAGGATTGTATCCAAAGAACTTTCGTCCAACGGGAATGTTTGAATCAGCAGACATTACAGCAATGCAATCATTTTTGCGTTACGCCAACTATGCGGGTGTCACCACCAAAGTGGCACGGACATTGTTCCAATCAGATTATTCACCAACTGGTGGTCTTGGTAGGACTGTTCGACCTGACGCTAAACAAGATTTAGATTCTGCAGTGGACACAGTGTTCAGACAGTTCATGGCACGTGATGCAACCCCTGAAGAGAAGGCTGCGTTCCGTCAGATGGCTTTCAAACAGAAATCAACTGAAGCCTTTGGTGGGGCGCAGGCACCGAACATTGGTGTTGCTGCTGAGGCGTATGCTTCTCAACAGTTTGGTCCTGAAGCGCAGGCTACTAGTGCTGCTTCGTTGTTTGACATTTTGGATAAGAAAGTTAAAGGACTTGCATAATGACACCACAAGAAAAAGAACTTGAAAAAGCAAAAAAGGCTTTAGCCAACGGAGAAGTCTATACGTATAAGGGTGTCAAGTATTCACTTACAAAACTTCGAGACGAACTTATCCCGTTACTAGAAGATGATGCTGTTAAAGAACAGAAGCGTATTGATGCCGCAAACGAAGCAAAAGGTGTTAAATCTAAAACACAGTCCGATATAAAGAATCAAACAAAACTTGCTATCAATACTGCTAAAAGATTAAAAAAAGACGCAGAGAGTTCGCTAAATTTTGTTCGCACAAAGTTTGGCAACGGTGAAATATCCGAACAGGAATATCAAACCGCATTGGATTTGCCTGGAAAAATTCAGGCGGATATTACTGCCATGGAGTCTGGTTCTGTTAATGCCAGACAAACTGGGACAGGTAGAACCTATGAAATTATTGGGCAAGAACCAGTTGCAACTACTGTTCGCGGTCCTGAAGGGTTAACAGCAGAGGGAATAGTACCCAAAGAAACCCAAGAACTTATTGTTGAGTCCACCGACACCCCGACAAGTATTACTCCTAAAGGTACTGCTGGCACACCCACAGCGATGAAAACATATGTTGATGCACAACTAAAAGCAAAAGGTTTGGCTGACACACCAGCAAATCGCAAGACACTACGTACCGAATATCAAGCATTGCCTCCAACGGAAAAAGGAAAAGCAGCAGCACCAGCCGCAACAGACAACTCATGGGAACAACTGTTCATAAAGAACAACCCTGCCAAAGCATGGTACCTAACAGACCTAGACCGAAACAAATACCCACAACTATTTGCCATCCTCAAAGAATACGCACTACCACGCCCACTCACAGTAGAAGAACAATCAGCGTTCGCAGCAAAACTTGATGGCACAGACTTCTTCCGAGAACTCAGCACCTCTGGCAAAGTACGTGAAATCAAAAACGTTGTAGGAGAACTAGGTTTCGACAGCACAGACTTCACACAGTTTGTTCACACCGCTATCAACATGGGTTACACAGGTGACCGTTTGAAACAAGAAACCTACAAAGAAGTATTTAAGACTGGTGCCGATGGCAAATATGTGAACCCTACAGCGTTGGCTAGAGCAACCAAATCAGCCGACTACCTGAATGTTGTTAACGATGCCCGCGCATATTTTAATACTGCAGGCGCAGACCAAGCATCAGTTCAATCTATTCTTACTGGTGGAATAACCAGAGAAGATTTCCAAAGGCAGCAACGAGAAATCGCTAAGAAACGTTACCCACATTTGGCTGACCTTATCGACCAAGGTGTGTCGTTAGAAAGTTTGGCAGGGAACTTCAAAAACACGGCAGCCCAATTGTTGGAAGTTGACCCTAATACTCTTGACATGTCTGCAGCCGATTATGAGGTTGCCATAAACTTTGGTGAAGAAGGCAAGAAACGTGTTATGAGTACTGGTGAGTGGGATAGGTTGTTACGTACAGACCCTAAATACGGTTGGGAAAAAACCAACAATGCTAAAGATGAGGCTAGAGGTTTGGCTGCTAACTTAGTTCAAGCGTTCGGAAGGATTATCTAATGTCACAAATTGATTCCACTGCTAGCGACACACAAACCGCTTCAGATATTTTGCAAGCAACCCTGAAGTATTATGGAATGGATAACCCGCAGTTATTGGCTGATGTTAAAACCGCATTGGCTGACCGACGTTTAACAGCATCATCGTCACTGGATGACATTGGTATTCAGTTGCGTGATTCTGCTGCTTTCCGAGAACGCTTTGCAGCAAACGAAACTCGACGTGCCGCCAATAAACCCGCCTATTCGGTAAGCCAATATCTACAGTTAGAATCCTCATACCGTAATACGCTATCGGGTGCAGGTATGCCAGCAGACTTCTACAACACCCCAGAAGACTTCTCCAACTTCATAGCCAACGACATCTCACCAGATGAAGTCAAAGCCCGCGTAGACCAAGGCTATGCCGCAGTCAAAAACGCTGACCCAAAAGTAGTCAACGAACTCAAAACCCTATACGGACTAGACGATGGCACACTTGCCGCTTTCTTCGTAGACCCAGCACGAACCAAAGACCAAGTGCTAAGAGCAGCCCGAGCAGCCGAAGTAGCCTCACAAGCCCGCCAACAAGCAGGCATCAGCCTCGGAGCACCAGCAGCAGAACTACTCGTCCAACAAGGCGTAACCCAAGAAGAAGCCCGAACAGGTTTCGCCCAAGTATCCCAACTACAAGAACTCACCCGCCCACTCCAAGGAGAACAAGCCTTGACCCAAGAAGAACTAGTAGCAGGGTCATTAGGAACAAACGCTGCAGCCGCTCAACGAGTAGCCAAAACTCAACGCCGCCGCAAAGCAGGATTCGAAGCAGGCGGAGGATTCGCCCAAACACAACAATCCAACATCGGACTTACGACCGTAGGGCAATAACCTGCATTAGTAAGTAAGTTGTGTTATAGTTACAAACGATACCTTAAACGGTAGGAACCTGTACGGGAATCCCCCGCACCGTACGGCGACATGGGGTGACCAATCAACCGCAGCCACCACGTACCTCGGACATGGTGTGGGCAGAAACGAGAGTGCCATATGTCAGATATTGACAACTACGACAACGAAGACCAAATGGAATCAAACCAAAACCCTGTTAGGGCAAGGATGAAACAATTGGAGAAAGAAACCGCCGACCTACGCAAGTTGGTAGCGGAATCTGAAGTAGCAAAACGAGAACTAGCGTTCGTGAAAGCAGGCATCGACCTCACTGCACCAGCGTCAAAGTACTTTGTTAAAGGCTACGACGGAGAACTTTCCCCAGATGCCATTAGGGAAGCCGCTGTTGAGGCGCAACTGATTAGTCCCCCAGATTCCACACCATCCAGAGAAGAAGCAAACGCTTGGCAACGAACCGCAAAAGTCGCGGCAGGAACCCAAACAACGCAACCACCTGTTGACTGGACTCGAAGGCTGAACGACGCACGAAGCCCTCAAGAAGTAGATTCAATCCTGGCAGAAGCACGAATAGCACTACAAAATTCGTAACAACTTCTACACAAAGGAAAAATAATCATGGCAGGCGAAACCCAACTCTCGTCGTTGTCCGTAGACCAGGTAGCATTTGACCGTCTCGCATATTTTGCGTTGCGTTCAGAACTCTTGTTCGACCAGGCAGCAGACGTACAACCAGTACAGCAAGCAATGCCAGGAACTGGCGTCACATTCACAATTTTCAGCGACATTGCAGCAGCAACGTCAACACTGAACGAAGTGACCGACGTTACTCCTACAGCATTGTCCGACAGCCAAGTAACCGTAACTCTTAACGAATACGGTAACGCAGTTGTCACCACAGCCAAGTTGCGCGGAACAGCGTTCTTGGATGTTGACTCAGCAGCAGCAAACATCATCGGTTACAACGCAGGCGATTCAATCGACCAAGTTGTCCGTGAAGTGCTTGCAGGCGGAACCAACGTGGTATACGCAACAGGTGGTTCTTCAACACCAACGAGCCGTGTATCAGTTTCGGCTGATGACGTACTTGCCGCTGACGACGTTCGCAAGACCGTCGCACAGTTGCGTGGAGCAAACGTAGCAACCTTCAACGGTTCTTACATCGGCTTCATCCACCCAGACGTTTCATACGACTTCCGTTCAGCAACGGACGCAGCCGCATGGCGTACCCCAGCAAACTATGTCAATCCAGAAGGTATCTACAATGGAGAAATCGGCTTGTTTGAGTCGGTACGTTTCATTGAGACACCACGTGCCAAAGTGTTCACTGACGCTTCGAACGGTACCAGCACAACTGGTGCAGTTGACGTGTATTGCACACACATCATGGGTCGTCAGGCTCTTGCTAAGGCATACTCAGCACAAGATGGTAACGGCGCAGTGCCGAAGATTGTTCGCGGTAACGTGACCGACCTTCTCATGCGTTTGCAGCCATTGGGTTGGTATTGGCTTGGTGGCTACGGTCGCTTCCGTGAGGCAAGCCTCCGTCGCATTGAGTCTTCATCCTCAATTGCAACTAACGTCTAATTAGTTTCTAGTTAGATAAGGCTTTAGCCCCCTGCTTCGGCGGGGGGCTTTTGCTTTTGGTATAGTATGTTGAACGAAAGGTTCCTATGTCTATTTCCAATTATGCAGAGTTAAAAATTTTGGAGCACACGACAGGTAAAACTGCGTGGACTATGCCTACGAACGTGTATGTGAAACTGCATTTGGGTGACCCTGGTGAGGCTGCTACTTCTAATGCGGCTGTTGAGGCGACTCGTAAGGTTGCTGCGTGGGCTACTGCTGCGTCGGGTTCTATTGTGACTTCTGGAACGATTGAGTGGACTAACGTTTCGACTACTGAAACTTATTCGCATTGGTCTTTGTGGGATGATGTTTCTGCTGGTAATGCTTTGTGGTCGGGTGCTTTGGCTACTACGGCGGCTGTGACTGCTGGCGATACTTTTCAAATCACGTCACTTACGTTGACGCTGGACTAGGAAGGTAGCCCTTAGTGGCAACAGGTTTTCCTACTTCGCTTGATGCGTTGACTAATCCGCTTTCTACGGATGCGTTAACAAGTCCTTCTCACGCTGACCAGCATGCTGATGTGAATGATGCTGTTGAGGCGTTGCAGGCTAAAGTGGGTGTGACTGCTTCGGCTGTTGTAACCAGTTTGGATTATAAGGTTAATAAACCGTTGAACTCGGATGTTTTGGCGGCAATTATTTTGATGGACGTCGGGAGTTAATTATGGCATCGGGTGACAGAGTTGAATCTAGGTTGGGTGGTCCTGTCCAGTTGGGTACTTCGACTACAACTATTTGTACTGCGGCTTCGGGTGTCACTGAGGTTATTAAGCAGATTGTTATTTGTAACACGGATACGGTTGACCGTACTGTGACTTTGGCTATTGGTTCTGCGGCTACTGCTGCGAATCGTTTGATGTCTTCGTTGCCTATTGGTGCGAATGATGTGATGGTTTGGGATACGGCACTTGTGTTGTTGACTGGTGAGACGTTGCAGGGTTTGTCGGATACGGCTTCTAAGGTGACGGTTACTGTTGTCGGTTGGGAAAAGACCAACTAGTTATGGGTTTGTCTGTCGGTTTGGGTAATGTGACTCAGGTGCCTGCTGGTATTGTGTCGGCGTTTGCTGGTGTTACTGCTCCTTCTGGCTGGTTGATGTGTTACGGACAGGCTGTTTCTCGTACAGAGTATTCTGCGTTGTTCACTGCGTTGAGTACGACTTATGGTTCGGGTGATGGTTCTACTACTTTTAATATTCCTGATATGCGTGGTCGTGCTGTTGCGGGTGTTGACAATATGGGTGGTACTGCTGCTTCACGTTTGACAAGTACGGTTCTTACTGCTTCTAATACTTTGGGTGCTACTGGTGGTACACAGACTCACACGTTGGACATAAGCCAAATACCTTCTGTTGCTTCTGCCACTCATAGGCACGATTTTAAATTTGCATTAAACGATAATTACTATCAACCATCAGGAACTGCTGGTGCCATGACTGGTTCGGGTGCGTATAGATACTCTACTGGCGCATATCAAAGTTCAAGTGCTGATGGCAGCGTCACCGATACACGCCAAGACGCAGGTGCAGAAACAATATCAAGTGGTAGTTCGGGTAGGTATGCCACAATTGGCGATACGCAAACACCATCTGCAACTGCTGGCGGCGGCACAGCCCACTTGAACACGCAACCAACGATTGTTTTGAACTACATTATTAAGGCAACACAATGACTATTTCTGCTACTACACAAGGGCTAAAAACATGCAACAGGTGCAAAGCAGAACAACCGTTGTCAAGTTACAGCGTTAGAACTAACGGCAAATACTTATCGAAATGTCGACCATGCCTTGCAAAAGCATCAGCCAATTACCGTGCCAACAACAGAGAAAAATATCTTGCCGACAAGAGAGCAGCATATAAAAAAAGACAAGAAAAAACTTCTTGCGCAGCGACTTCTTTCAACTGGGACAATCTTTCTATTAACCAAAAAGAGGCAAGTGGATGTGGAATCTACTGCATAACCATTAGTGATTATTTTTACATTGGTTCTTGTGTGAATTTTAATGACAGAATGTATGACCACACTCGGAAACTTGGTTACGGTAAGCACGTAAATCGTTTTATGCAAAATGTGTTTAACAAATACAAAACATTTGACGCTGAGTTAATTGAGTCATGTTCCCCATCTGAACTTGCATTTACCGAACAACGCTATATCGACCAGTGGTTTGGTCATAAAAATTGTTTGAACCTGCGACCGAATGTAAAAACTATGCTTGGATTTAAACATAGCGAAGAAACAAAAAAGAAATTATCTGCTATTTTTAAGGGTGTAAACAGTAGGAGTCCAAAATGACCATCTCGGCAACAACTCAGGGACTCAGGCAGGGCGTTTGTACTTCGTCTAATAGACCTGTGACACCGTTTGAGGGTCAAATGATTTATGAGACTGATACCGATTTGACTTACATTTATGGTGGGTCGGCTTGGCAGCAGGTGTCGGGTGGTACCGCTGTCGGTAACTCAGGGCTGGTATATGTCGCTGGCGCTAGTTTTTCGGCAGTCACAGAAATTTTGCTTGACTCTGTGTTTACTTCCACATACCGTAACTACCGTTTTATTTTTGACTGTCGAAGTTCTGCTGGTGGTAACATATTCACATGGCAGGTGCGTTCTGCTGGCTCTACAATTTCAACTGCTACTTATCGTTATCAAACGCTTAACATAAGTGCAGGTACGGTTACTGGAGGAAATGCTTCAGGTGCAGGAAGCATGAGAATTGGCGCAAACGATACTTCTGCCTATCATGCGATGACTATGGATATTTTTTGTCCTCAAATTGCGCAACCAACAAGAACTATTTCTGCTTTTAATCGTGACAGCGGACTTACGGTAGAAAATGTTTGGGGTTCACATACCGAATCAACATCGTATGACGGTATGAGAATTGCTGTTGCAAGCGGAACCATGACTGGTTCCTACGCTCTCTACGGATGCAGGAACTCCTGATGCCTCTTAGTTCTGTTGTTGGTGCGCAATCGATTATTAAACCTGGTGTGTGTACGTCGTCTACTCGTCCTGCTGTGCCGTTTGAAGGTCAAATGATTTATGAGACTGACACGGATGTGTTGGCTATTTGGAACGGGTCGGCTTGGCGACAGTTGGCGGCTGCGGCAGCAACATCAGGTTCAGTGCTACAAGTCCAATCAACAACCGTTACAGCACAACCAACTACCAGCACTGCTTCAATGACAGACATTACAGGAATGACTGTAACAATTACACCTAAAAGTTCAAGTAGCAAAATTTTAGTGACAGGCATGTTTAATATTGGTATGGATTCCACGGATGATATGTGGTTCAACCTTGTTCGTGGTTCAACGGCTTTGACTGGAACTGGTACGACTTGGTATCAACGAGGTAACGCTTTTAGCAACCAAACGCTTCACGTAATGCCTTTTCCAATTAACTATTTGGATAGTCCTGCAACTACTTCTGCAACCACATACAAATTACAGTGGCATCCACGGGTTGGAAGTTTGTCTCTCAATAAAAGATACCTTGATACAACGGTAGGTCTTGTTAGCACTATCACAGTTACGGAAATTGCTGGGTAGCAAATGGCTACCCTCTATAACCAAACAGGATACACCTACAACCAAATAGGTGCAATCTACAACCAGGCTGCAATCGAACGCACAGCCACAGGTAGTGGTCAAGGCACACAAACAGCCACCCAAAACTTCTTTACCACCCTCACCACCACAGCCACAGGCGACGGTTTAGGCACATCCAACAACAGCATCGTCGTCGGCTTACTACGAACAGCGTTTGGTGCAGGTGGCGCAACCACATCCGACACAGCCGAATGGAACATCAACCCTGCAAGAACCGCCACAGGCACAGGCACAGGCGACGGTACCGCTAACCGTGTAATCGTAAAACTTCGTGCAGCCACAGGTGAAGGCTTAGGAACATCCACTACACTCGGACTACATGTTGCACCACGAACTGCTACAGGCTCAGGCACAGGCACACAAACAGCCACACGTATCGTCACGGGCATCCGTACAGCGACAGGTTCGGGAACGGGAACGCAAACAGCGACAAGTATCAGGGGACTATTTAGAGCATGCACAGGTACAGGTTTAGGAACACAAACAGCCGAATGGGACAAATCCCACATCTTCCGTGTCCCAGTTACCAGCACATATCCGTTCGCTCAACGCCTCGGCACATCTGGTGCTGACCGACTGTTCTCTTTCGTACCACAAGGTATACGCCAATACAACCTGTTCAAACTTACCGATGGCTCATACCAGATAACTGACCCTCGTATGCCTGAACGCATAGTCAAGGTGTACTACGGTGGGCATGATAACTTCTTGGATGCTACTGAAATAGCAGAACTGACAGCAGCGGGATACGGAGCGAGCATAACCTGATGGCAACTTTTAGACCACCAACCGATGACTTTGTTGTACCAGTAATCATTTCCAGTGTTTACAATCAGGGACAACTTTCTAAAGAGGAACGGATGGCTAACCGTTTAGGTAATCGAATCACACCATCTGCCAGGGGTCGTAACATATATCTTTTAACAGATGGGTCATACACAGATAACCAGCCTTCAACGTTTGCTGTTATATCCAAAACCTATTACGGTGGGCATGACATTGAGATTGATGCCACCGAGGTAGCATCGTTAACAGCCGCAGGATACGGAGCATACATTTCGTGAAACATCAAGAAACACATCCCGACCTAGATGTCGAAGGATGCTTTGGATGTCGTGTTGCAGGGGTTCGTATGGGTGTCAACACCACTACCAGTCGTGGGAGTAAGGTGGCAGAAATCAATACAACAGAACGTAACTGGAACAAAGATATGCCAGCATACAAACGTCTTCGTGCGGATGGTTTACAACCGAAGAAGATTGATGGTGCTGCCAACGTAGAGAAAAGAGCGCAAGAAGGATGGCAAGTGGAAACAGGGATACTTCCAACTATCTGAACCTTGTTGGTGTCAACATCGAAAAAGTGGGTTACGGCAAAATGGTTGTCGGACTGCGTAATGCGTTATCGGAAAAGGTAACACTTGTTGAAGATGCTGAACATGTTGTTTTTGCTTTAAGACCTAACTTGATTAAAGGTTGGCAGCGTACGCAGGTGCCGCATTTGTTGACTATGTGGGAAACGAATTGGTTGCCACCAGAGTTCTCTGACTATCTACAAAACTTTAGTAAGGTCATTGTTCCTTCGTTGCATAACTGGGAACTGTTCTCACAATTCCATGATGATGTGCATATGATTCCGTTAGGTGTTGACCGTGGTATGTGGTTCCCTTCGGAAGATAAACCTGATGGCAAGTTCCGTATCATGTGCGGGGGTTCGGAATGGTATCGCAAAGGTATGGATGTGGTGTTAGAGGTGTTTAACAAGTTGCAGTTACCTGACGCAGAGTTACATATCAAAATTGTTCCGCCGCATCTGTTCGCACCGAAAGATTTGGAGTATCCGAATGTGGTGGTGCATCGTGACTGGTTGACTGTGGAGCAGGAACGTGATTTGGTTCGCTCTATGCACGGGTTTATATCTGTTTCACGTGGCGAAGGGTTTGGGTTAATGCCGTTACAAGCAATCTCTGCTGGTGTCCCAACGATTCTTTCTGATGCTCATGGTCATCGAGAGTTCTCCAACCTTGCCACCCATCGGATACCTACTACTAGTGTTCCTACTGCTAAAGGTGTTTGGCAGGACATGGGTGATTGGGATGAACCTGACCCTGAAGCACTCGCTGAAGCCATCAAAGATTTGTATGCGAACCGTGACAAGTATCGTCGTCAGGCAAACCTGACAGCCCCACAAACAGCGGCGTTCAACTGGGGTACAGCCGCCGACCAGTTACTACAAATTGTTAAACCATCTGGGAAACAGGTACCAGATGATTGGATGCCATTGGAACCTACATGTGAGATACAGGTGTCACGGCGTGTTCACGCCACCATTGGTGGTCATACTGTGAAGATGGTTCCAGGGGAAATGTATACTGTAGTGTTGAATGTGCGCGATACTTTGCGTGAATCAGGATACTTATTGGAGACACTATGAAATCTAAACCAGTGTGGGATACACCTAATCCTAAGAAGAAATCTGTGAAACTGTCTCCTAAGAAGAAGGCTGCTGCGAAGGCTTCGGCTAAAGCGGCTGGTCGCCCGTACCCTAATCTGATTGATAATATGAACGCAGCGAAGAAAAAGTAATGGCTAAGACTGCTGCTTGGACACGCAAAGAAGGCAAGAACCCTGCTGGCGGGTTAAACGCTAAAGGTCGAGCCTCCGCTAAAGCGCAAGGTATGAACTTGAAGCCACCTGTTTCTGCTGCCCAAGCAAAGTCTTCTCCTAAAGCGGCTGCCCGCCGTAAATCGTTTTGTGCACGGATGGGTGGTATGCCAGGTCCGATGAAAGATGAGAAAGGCAGACCGACTCGTAAGGCTTTGGCTTTACGTAAATGGGATTGCTAGTTCGTGGTAATCTGTTCGTCTCAACCTTGAAAGGAAAAGTTATGCCAATGGTCGGAAAAAAAGAATTCGGTTACGGTGCAAAAGGTATGGCAATGGCGAAAGCAGAAGCCAAGAAAACTGGTAAGCCGATGAAGATGGACAAGTCCAAAATGAAGGCTAAGAAAAAGAAGTAAATGACCACAGCAGCAACCGTCATTGATAGGACGTTGCGGCAACTACTGTCTGGAACGGTTGAGGCTCGCAACAAACTGGCTTCAACTGTTACCAGCAGTGATACCAGTGTTACTGTCACGTACTCATTGGATGGATTGAGTGTTGGACAAGTTTTTGAAATAGATTCAGAACTGTTTTACGTTTGGTCTGCTGATGCTGGCGCCAAAACTTTAGAAGTGCAACGCGGATACAACGGGACTACTGCTGCAGCACATACTGCTGGTGCGATTGTTACTGTTAGCCCACGGTTCCCTAGAGCGCAATGCCTTGAAGCGTTGAACGACGAAATCTCTGACTTGTCTTCACCAATGCACGGCTTGTTCCAAATCAAAACAATGAACATCGATTACAACGGTTCAGATGTGATGGTTAACTTGACGGGTGTTACAGCCATCATTGACCTTGTGCAAGTGTCAGTTCGATATATGACTGACGATTATCCGATAGCACGTAAGGTGCGTCTTATCCGTGACCTTCCAACAGATGACTTTGCTTCAGGGTTCGCAATCCGTTTCGACCAAGGGGTGTTCCCTGGCAGGTTACGTGTTGTATACAAAGCACCGTACGCGACTGCAGCAACTGAGTCGGTGGATGTGAACAGCACGGGTGGTGTGCAGGAAACTCTTACAGATATTCTTGCTTTGGGTACACAGATTCGTTTGATGTCTCCACGTGAAATGAAACGTAACTTCACTGAATCACAAGGTGACACCCGTAGAGCAGAGGAAGTTTCTTCTGGGGCTGTTGGAAACAGTTTCAGTCAGTTGCAACGTTTGCGTCGTGACCGTATTCAGGCTGAAGCAGCAAGACTTTCGAGGGCGTACCCAACTTTTTTATCGAAGGATTAAACGGTGTCGGTAACAACATTTACCTTACCGTATTTTGGGACACCTCCTTTCTATTCAGGTACGGCAGTATCTTCACTTGTTCCTAATGTTTTTCCTGTTGCTATTGATGGTCGCCCGTTTATGGTTGACCAAAAATCAGGGAAGTTTCAACGAGGTTACGAGCAACGTGTTCGTGATTCTACGGATGATTCCACTAGCCCTGGTGAGGGTGCTATTAACCCTGGTGGTTTGTGGAGGCGCGGTCAGGATTCTTGGCATAGTGGTGCGGGGCAAACCTATGCAGACATGAATGATTCTGCGCCGTTTAGGTTTTACAAATCTAAAGGTGTGAACCCTTGGGTTAAGGGGCAGTTGAGTTTGCATAACGCAACTAAAGTTTCGTTGTCTAATGCTTCTACTACACAGCACATGGTTGTTTGTGGAACCCGTGTTTATGTTGCGTTGGATGGCGACGTCAAATTCACTACCAATCCATATGCGGCTAGTCCTACATGGACTGCTGTTGTTGACACTGCTGGTGGTACCGCAGCACCTACAGGAACGGTTGCTGCTATGGCTACCGACGGTAATAAAGTTTATTTGGCTTACCCTGCTGATGGCATAAGACAAGTAATCCCTTCTGTTGACCCTGCTCTTATTTCAAATACTAAATTTGTTACTGGTTCTGAATCTTTCACCATGCTTGGGTTTGCTAAGAACTATATGTTTGGTGCGCACGACCACGACCTTCATTTGATTAGCGATACTGGTACTAAATCACTTGTTATTGAACCTGACGATACGGAGTTCCGTTTTGTTGGTGTAGCCACAGGACAAAACGCTGTGTACGCGGCAGGGTTCTCAGGGAAGAAATCCCTTATTTACAAAATCACTATTAAAGCAGACGGTACTTTGGATACGGGTGTGGTTGCTCTTGAACTGCCAACAGGTGAAGTGGTGACAGCAATCAGTGGGTACCTTGGGTCAATTCTTGTTGGTACGAACAGGGGTGTCCGTTACTGTTCAACAGATGCCAATGCAAGTCTTATCGCAGGACAACTAATTCCGACATCAGGTGCAGTACAAAAGTTTGCGTCAAATGACAGGTTTGCATATTTTACATGGACAAACTATGACGGAACATCGAGTGGATTGGGAGCGTTAGACCTGTCCGTGTTTATCGCACCTAATACCCCAGCGTTTGCTACGGACCTTATGCATACCTCTACCGCCGCTGTCAACAGTGTTGTTGTGTTTGACGACCCAGTAACACCGTTCGCCACGAAACGTATGTTTGCATTGAGCGGGGTTGGTATCATCGTTGAAGACTCCGCTAACCTTGTTGCTTCAGGAGAAATAGAAACAGGGTCATGGCGTTGGGGAATTCCAGACCGCAAGTTCATCGCCAAAATAGACACACGTTCCACCTCTTTGGTTGGGTCTATCACTTCATACTTGAAAATTGATGATGGCGCATACGAAGCAGCAGGCACATGGGCTGAGGCTGGCGATACCGAAAACTCGTTTGACGGGTCAGATTCTAAAGCAATTGAAGCAAGTTTTAAGTTTGTGTTAGAAAGAAGCACTGCCACAACAGGACCAACCTTTACTCGTTGGATGGCTAGAGCCTACGCTGCCCCTTTCCGTTCGCAAGTTTTCTCTGTCCCTATTATCTTGCATAAGTCGGTAACGGTAAGAGGGAAAGAATACTATTTTGATGTTGACGAGGAGCAAACCTTTTTTGATGGGCTAATTGAATCCCCTCGGATTATTACCCTACAGATAGGTTCTTTCACGCATAATGTTATTCTTGAAGATATTGTCTGGCAGCCTGTAGATTCTTCGGGTAACAGTTGGGCATTCGAGGGTACGCTTGTAGTAACCTTGCGGTCAGTCGAAAACTAGGAGTTTTATGGCAGTTAATGGTAAAAGCAGAAGGTCATATCGAGGTGCGCCTGTATCCAACACGCTTAAGGTAACCCTTAACGCAAACGCAACCACCATCACACTGACTGCTCCAATGTCTGGTTTCTCTACCGATGCTGAACCTTTCTTTGTTGTGGTTGACCCTGGTACTGCTAAGGAAGAAAAGATTTGTGTTAAATACGCCACCACCGATACTCTTACTGTTGTAGACCCTGCTGTTACTTCTACATGGGGTTCATCTGTTAATGGTCGTGGTGCTGATGGCACTACTGACCGTGAACATTTACAGGGTGCTGTTATTTATCCTGTGTTTACGGCGTTAGAAGCAAATCAGTCTAACGAGTTGGTATCTAAATACGCTAACGCTGGGTCTGTTGTGTATCAGGGTTCGGGAACGCCAGGTACTTTTACTGAACTTGTTGTTGGTACGGCTGCTCAAGTGTTGAAAGTAAACTCTGGTGCTACAGCCCCTGAATGGGGTCAGGTTACTGCTGAGGGTATTGCTACTGGTGCTGTGACTTCAGCCAAAATTCTTGATGCAACTATTGTGCAGGGTGATTTGGCTTTGACGTTGTTGAAGGTTCTTTGTCCTGTTGGAACTATTAGTGCTTATGCTGGTGCGACTGCTCCTACGGGATGGTTGTTGTGCGATGGTACTGCCACTACAGGTTATACGGAACTGATTGCTTTGGTTGGGGCTACAACCCCGAACATGAAAGGCAAAGTTGTTGTTGGACTGAACTCTGTTGAAACAGAGTTTGACACTTTGTTTGAAACTGGTGGTGCAAAAACTGTTACTTTGACTTCAGCGGAATCTGGTGTCCCTGCCCACTCCCATACGAATACGGCAACGTTTACTGGCAACTCAGGGACAACTAGCAGTAAAAATCTTGAACACAACCACTCATACAGCAGTGACCAGTTTTTTTCCATAGGCGTTTTCAATGCGGCAGACCTTCCTGGTGACATTTATCAGGCTTCTGGTTCAGCCAACACAGGGGGAATGTCTACCAACGTAACCCATGACCATAGTTTTACTCCATCAGGCACAGTGACAGTGACCAACGTACCCAACACCGCAGCAAATGCAGCCTCAGCGCACACGAACTTGCAGCCGTACATAACCCTTAACTACATCATTAAACACGACTACGTTTAGAGATGCGGTCTAGCCGTTGGCTGATATTTGCGCCTCTCGCAGTATTCGCTTTATTTCCACCAGCCGCTAAAGCCGATGTTCTCGGCAACTGGACATACAGTCAGTCACAAGATTGTGGTGGCTCAATAGAGGTAGTTGACAACATCATCACTTTGCATGGTCCTGACTTGAACGGTTGTAGTGGTGGGGCGCATTGGGTGCAAATTGAAACGGTTGTGCCTGCTGATGTGAACACAGTTGACTTTGATTGGTCGTATCAAACCAATGATGGTTGGGTGTATGACCCGCCACAGTACGGCATCAACGGCGTATACACATTGATTACACAAGTCAACACTTCGTCAGGAACTATGTCTATACCTGTGGTTGAAGGCGACATTTTTACGTTCCGTCAATACTCGATAGATACCTGTTGCCAGCCTGGTCATTTGTCTATTGCTAATCTTTCTTTATGGGACACCACAACAACATCCACGACTACAACGACGACCACTTCTACTATTGCACCCTCTACGACTGTGCTTGTGGTAGAAGAATCGACTACTACGATACTTCAAACAACGACCACACTGCCACCAGACACGACAGTGCCAGAGGCGACAACAACGACGGTGGTGGAAGCGTCAATAACAACGGTTGAAGCGTCAACAACAACGGTTCTTGAACCTTTAACAACAGTTCTGGAAACGACAACGGTTCCCGACACCACCATCCCCGACACCACCGTTCCTGATACCACGGTGCCTGACACCCTGCCACCAGACACCCTGCCAGACGCACCAGAAACGCCTGAGACGCTCCCAATAGATGTAACCGAGGAAATACCAGCCGAACTAGTAGAAGCCCTCCTAGACGCTGTGGACAGTGGCGAACCACTCACCGAAGAACAATTCGACACAGCCATAGAAGCACTCGGCGACCTCAACGAAGAAGAAGCCGTAGCCCTAATCGAGCAACTCCTTGACACCGAAGTAACAGCCGACCAAGCCGAAGAACTCGCCACCAACCCTGACGTGTTGGCTGTCATCACCGAAGAACAAGCCACAGAAATCTTTGAAACCATTGAAGTAGAACAACTAGACGACACCCAAATAGCCGAACTCACAGCCGCAATCCAAGACGCACCCCTCGCCGTACAAGAAGCCTTTGAAGCGACCATCGACATCTTCGGCGGATTTGACGACTATGTGCCAACAGGTTCCAACATCCCTGTAGGAGAACGACGAACCCTCATCGCCATCGCAGCGGGGGCAACCCTCACAGCGGCATCAACTAGAATAAGACGATAATGAAACGCCTCTCCAACCTCATCAAAGACAACGCCTGGACATACGCAGGCACAGGACTAGTCCTCATCACCCTGTCAGGTCCTACCTTAAGACAGGCTATATGGGTGGTTGGTGTATCATTAGTTTTACACGCAGCATTAACTCTCAGCACAAAGGAATCAGAATGAAGAAAGCACAAGACATCGCAGGTCGTATCGTGGCAGTGTTCCTGTCCTCAGCGCTGGCAATCGTAGGCGGCAGTGCCGTTATTGCCCCCGAGTTGGAAATTTGGAAGTCGGCGGTTTTAGCAGGCTTTGCCGCTACTGCGACAGTCATCCAGAAACTTGCTCAGTCATCGCTTGATGGCAAACTCACTATGGAAGAAATCAACAGTGCGTTCGGCGCAAAAGCCGAAAAGTAAACCTGTGGCGTACCCTGTTGTACCCGTAAAACTTTGCGACCATCTAAAGACTGCGGTTGCAGGCAAACTTACTGCTGACCAGTTACGCAAAACTGTTGGTGGCACGTTGCATCATTGTGCTGCTGACGCATGGGAAGCGATGGTTGATGCCGCATCTAAGGCTGGTATCAAACTGACACCGACATCAGCAGGCGACACATATCGCACACTCGAATCCCAAACCAAAGCGTTCTTCCAACGGTACCAACTGGAACCAACAGGCAACCCTGACACACGCACCTTCGAAGGTAAGAAGTGGTATCTGAAAAAAGGTATGGCATGTTTGGCAACACCAGGCAAATCGCAGCATAACCTCGGGATTGCCGTTGATGTGGCTACAGCATCAGGACCTAGACTTGCATGGATGCTAGCCAATGAACATCTATTCGGCTTCTCACATGAAGTTCAGTCGGAGCCGTGGCACATACGCTACACCCAAGGAAACCAAGTTCCGCCTGCGGTTGCAGCCTTCGTTGCTGCGAAAGCCGTATGACATGGATGCTGGTTGGGCTAGTGTTCTCGCTGCTGCTGTTGCTGGTACTTTCGGTCTGCTAACAGTTCTTGTTGCTAGGTTCGCTAAAGAAAACCGTGCCGACCACGCTGTAGTTCAAGGGATTTTGAGGGGCATGCACAAAACGATTTACCGTACTGAGGACAAGATAGATGTTGTTGCAAACAAACTTTCGGAGCATGTAGAAAACCACAAAAAGTAACCGAATAACAGTTGCAGGTTCGGCTATATTTGCTGGTCCCATGACACGCGAAACGTTATACACAATCCGCAAATTCCTTGTAACAGCAAGGGTTTCCCGCCCTGAAGAAGACGAATTCTTTACCGCACTCAGAGCGTTAGACCGTCTCATAGTTGAGGACGCTAAAACTCTCCAGATGGCTGGAAGTTCACTAGACTAAACCTATGTCCCAACAAGACTGGCTGACCTGCCCCGACTGCAACATCAGTTGGTTGTATGCCGAAGGCAAGTACTGTGCGATTTGTAAAGAACGAGGGGAACATGACACCGAACCCACTTACGAAGACTGAACCACCAATGGTGTTAGTCCACTGGGCTGACACACATCTTTCCGATGGTGGCTGGCTCGACATGGACGAGTACGAAGATGACGGTGAATGTATTGTTGCAAGTTTGGGTTTCATGGTTGCTGTTGGCGATGCAGGTTCGAAGAAAGACCACGTGAATTTGTGGCAGACGTTATGTAAGGGTGAAGGTATCCACGCAATCCATATTCCTGCTGGGATGGTGCGGTCAATAAAAATCTTGGGATAGTCCTTGACATAGGTATCACACCCGTGTATGGTGATACATGAAGGAACCACTATGAAAGGGAAATCATGCAAATCACACGTCATCGTGTAACAAAACCAACCCACGGCGAGCAAGACTGGTTAGACATACGCTTCTGGGATAATCAGAAACGTAAACGAGTATCAGCGTCAGCAGTAGCCGCAATCTACGGGCTACATCCGTTTGTGCCAGCAGACAAATATGCTGCGGAACTGTTAGGTGATATTCCCCCTGCACCTATCCCTCCGAACCCTGCAATGGAACGCGGTAACCGTTTGGAACCGTTCGTATTGGAATGGGCTAGAGATAAAACAGGTATTGATTACATCACCCCTGAAGAAATGTTTGTTGCTGAAACAGATGACGGTGCAAGGATGATTTCTACTTTGGATGGATTCTTTGAATCTGATACCGAACGTAAGGTGTTGGAAATCAAAACGATGAACCGTGAATGGCAAGGCGAACTACCTGACTACTGGCGTATTCAAGGCATCCAGCAAGCCATCTGTTCTGACGTAAGACAAATTACGTGGGCTGTGTTTGACTCAACAATGGTGCTTCATATCCATGAGCAAATCATCAGCGATGGTGAGGTTGAAGAACACTGTGAGAAGGTTGCCAAATGGTTGACCTCAATTGATTTGGGTATGACCCCAGAAGGAGTCCATTGGTCTTATGAAACTATTACCGCTCGTTACCAGAAGCCTGCACCTACGTCTATTGAACTTCCGTCTACGGCTAAAGAGTTGGTTACACAACTGAAGCATGTGAAGTCGGAACTTAAAGCGTACGGTGAAATTGAGGACAGGTTGAAAGCAGAACTGTGCGATTTGATTGGACCGAACGAGGTTGCTACTGTCGATGGAACAATCGTTGCAACATGGAAGGGCAAGTCATGGGCATCGTTAGACATTAAATCGTTGAAGATGAATGAGCCTGCTCTTACAGAAAAATATAGTAAGCAAGTAACCAACAGAACACTTCTCTTGAAAGGGGAAAGATAATGAAACTAGAAGAAATCCTTGGCGCATACGGTGTGCCAGACCCAAAGATTGTTGGCAAACTACCTAAAGGTGGAACGTCACTCGATTTCGTGGGACACGCAGACATCACCCGCATCCTGCTAGAGATTGACCCGACATGGCGTTGGGTTCCTATCGCATGGGATAACGGTCGACCATCAATCCATGTTGAGAACGGTATTGCAACCATGTGGGGTGAACTCACAATCCTTGGACAAGCCCGTCTAGGTGTTGGTTCGGTGCGTGCAGACAAACAAGAACTAGACAAAGAACTTGTCGGTGACTTCCTTCGTAACGCTGCAATGCGTTTCGGTATCTGCCTATCGTTGTGGACTAAACAAGAATGGGATGACAACGCTAAACCTGCACCAGCACCCAAAGCAGTTAAAGCAGAACCTGCTGGTGATGCACCACTATCTCAAGAACAGATTGAACAGTTCATTTCTGCTTGCGAGAAGGCAGGGTTCACACCTGAAACTGTTGCCGCTAATGCCAAAGTTAACTGGGGCAAAGGTGCAATCATATTGAGCAGTCATCTTCCGTTGTTGCGTTCAGCGTTCAACGATTTGAAATCATTTAAGGAAGGCGCATAATGGCGGCGACACGAACCGTTGACCCTGCAGGCATCTATCGTTCTACAAAGATGGTGTC